TAAATCTAATGTAACTATAGTTGAAGGAAGTTGGTATGATGTAAAAGATACTTTAAGCACTTATGATGGTTTATTTATGGATACTTTTGGAGATCAACATATTAATTATTTTTCTTCATCTTTAACATCATTAATGAAAGTAGGTGGAAGAGCAACTTGGTGGAATTCAATATCAGGATCTAAATATATTAGTCAATCTATTGATGAAGATGGTAAACGTTATATTTTTGAAGGCAAAGGAACAACATTACAAACTAATTATTATTGTATACCAAATGTAACATATGATGCATATAATGTTACTCCTCCATCTAATAATTATTTTAACTATTCACAATATTATTTACCTAAAAAACAGTTTTAAGATATGCCTACAGTTGATTTAAATTGGTCTAAAAATGCAGCAGTTGGTGTCTCTGGGGTCTCTGATTTTGATGATGCTAGAGAAGCAGCAGAATCTACTCAAGGTTCTACAAATACAACTTCTGCTAATATTTTATCTGTTAGATTTATTTTATCTACAGGTAGAGGTGGTGCTCAATATGGTTTTACAAGATCGTACCTTGCTTTTGATTTTACAGGATATACTACAGGAACAATTACAAATTTAGCATTTCATTGGACTGGAACTACTACATCATCTGGAGGCCAAACAGTTAGAGCAGTAAAAACTACTGCATTTGGAAGTAATACAAACTTTAGTAATTATGTTTCTACTGACTGGTGGGATAGTCTTGATATGTCTACTGTATATACTACTAGTGGTTTTACATGGGCAGATAGTACATCTGCTCAATCTACATCTTTAAATTCAGCTGCAATAACATTTGCACAAAGTAATTCTTATTTACAATTTGCTCTTGTAAACAATCCATATGATTATTCAGGAATAAACCCAGGTACTTCCACAACACAAACATCTTATGGAAATTGGTCAAGTAATAAAATGTTTTTAAGATTTACTTATGCTGACGCAGCTTATAATCGTAAAGTAAACAGTATAGTAGCAGCTAGTAGTAATAAAATAGATTCAGTTGTTTATACTGATGTTAGTAAAATAAATAGTATAGCTCCTAGTTAAAATATATACTATTAGAAATTCTCTAATATGTATAACAAAATAAATCGAATGATTGAAAAAAGTAAAGTTTTAGAAAAAGATGAAATTAGTAAAATTCAAGAATTAAAAGATAGATTAAAGAAAATTACAGAAGTTTCAGGTGTTGTAGAAGTACAAAATTATAACATACAAATAAAAAAAGAACAATTAAAATTAAGTTTACAAGGTTTACAGCAAGAAGAAGCTGCTTTGGCTAAAAAGTTAGAAGACAAATATGGACCAGGTACTATTTCATTAGAAACTGGTGAGTTTTTACCAAGTAAATAAAATTTTGAAGAAATTTAGTATATTTATCATAAAAATAACATAAAATGGCAGAAACATTAATTTCCCCAGGAGTATTAGCGAGAGAAAATGATCAATCTCAAGTAACTTCACAACCAGTACAAGCCGGTGCGGCTATCGTTGGTCCTACAGTATTAGGTAAAGTAGGAATTCCTAAATTAGTAACTAGTTACTCAGAGTATTTAGCAAATTTTGGTAGTACATTTCAGAGTGGTTCAGACGAATACACATACTTTACATCAATTTCAGCATATAACTACTTTAACAATGGAGGTACATCTTTAATTGTAGATAGAGTAGCTTCTGGTTCATGGGTTCCTGCAACTACAACATTAGACCCTATTAGAAATAATGAAGAAGGTACTGAATTACAATTAGGTATTAATATGACAGGATCTCTTGTAGGTGGTGGTTCAGCCGCTACTACAGGTGGAACTGTAACTGGAGTAACAGCAACAGGAGATGCAAAAGGAGGAACTTTTACTTTTACTATAGGACAAGATTTAGGTAGATTAGTTACTGAAGATATTTTTGCTGAAATTACTACTAATACGACAATAGCAGGTGCTGCAACTTACCAAGATGTTGCAACAACATCGAATGGTAATGGAACAGGTTTAAAATTAGATGTAGTAGTAGCAGGAACAACTGCTCCAACAATTACATCAGCTACAGTTGATGCTAGTAATAAAGGATCAGGATATGCTGCTGCAGAAGTAATTACAATTGCAGCAGGAGCTTTAGGAACAGGACAATTAATAAATGCTCAAAATATAACAGCACAAAGTACACTTTCAGGTGGTGGAATTGGAAACGTAGCAGGACCATTTGCTTTTGCTCAAGGTTCAGGTGGATATATAGTAACAGGTGGTACACAACAAACAGGTACTGGAGCTACTATAGTAGTAACAGGTGATGGAGCAGGAGCTTTAACTTCAGTTGTAGTACAAAATATTGGAACTAATTTCGTTACAGGTAACGTATTAACAATTACAGCAGCAAAATTAGTAACAGCTGGATTCGTAGCAGCAGCAGGTGATTTAGTAATTACATTAACAGCATCTCAAGTACAAGACTCAGGTGCATGTACATTTACATTAGTTTCAAGTAATATTCAATTTGAACCAACTTCATTAATAGCAGTTGCTCAAGGATCAGGATATGCAGCTACAGATGTATTAACATTTACAGCAGGAACAGCTAATTACCCAGGTGATGGTAGTGATAATGCAGTACTTACACTACAAAATCAAGATATACAAGATGCAGAATGTTTTACATTAGAAACATTAACAGATGGGGCAGTAATGAATAGTGGAACTGCAACAGGAACAAATGGAACATTAACAAATGGTACATCAGATAATGTAAGATGGGAAATACAAGCTACAGATACAGCAACTGGAACATTTAGTTTAATAATAAGACAAGGTGATGACACAGCAACAGCTAAAAGAGTACTTGAAATATTCCCTAATGTATCATTAGATCCAAGACAATCAAATTACATTGAAAGAGTAGTAGGAAATATGACAAAAACTCTTAATGGAGCTGGAACTTCAGATCCATATATAAGCACAGTAGGATCTTATGCAAATGCTTCAAGATATGTAAGAGTAAAAGAAGTACAATATAAAACACCAAATTATTTCGATAATAATGGTTCACCAAAAGCACAATTTGCTAACTATTTACCAGATGTATCAAGTGGATCATTTGCAAGTGGAACAGGAACAAATATTGCAACTACTGGAATGGCAACTTACCCAGCAGGTGGTGCAAAATATTATGGTGATATAGTAGATGCAAATATACAAGGTTTCTTATCAGCAACTGATATGGCAGCTTATACAGATGCATTTAATGTATTAGCAAATAAAGATGATTTTGCTTATAACATTATAACAGCTCCTGGATTATATTATGCTTCATCAATAGCAGCAACTCCATTAAATACATTAATACAAAATACACAAACAAGAGGAGATGCTATAGCAATTGTAGATTTAGTTAACTATACATCAGGAACAGTTGCAACAGCAAAAACACAAGCAGCATCAATTGATAATTCATATGCAGCAGCTTATTGGCCATGGGTTCAAATAGTAGAACCAGATTTAAGACAATTAGTGTGGGTAGTACCATCAGCGATGATTCCGGGTGTATACGCGTATAATGATAGAACAAGTGAAGCTTGGTTCGCTCCCGCTGGAATTAATAGAGGTGGTTTAAGTACAGTAGTACAAGCACAAAGAAAATTAACTCAAACTAATAGAGATGATCTATATACAGGAAAAGTTAATCCAATAGCTACATTCCCTGGAAAAGGAGTTGTAGTATTTGGTCAGAAAACATTACAATCTCAAGCATCAGCTTTAGATAGAATAAATGTTAGAAGATTATTAATAGCATTAAAATCGTATATTGTACAAATTGCTGATAATTTAGTATTTGAACAAAATACAGCAGCAACAAGAAATAACTTCTTATCACAAGTAAATCCATATTTAGAGTCAGTACAACAAAGACAAGGATTATACGCGTTTAAAGTTGTTATGGATGCTTCAAATAATGGACCAGATGTAGTTGATAGAAACCAAATGGTAGGTGCGATTTATATCCAACCAACTAAAACAGCTGAATTTATTTACTTAGATTTCAACATTTTACCAACTGGAGCATCATTCCCATCATAAGAAGTATAAAATATAATATGTATAATAAAATAAAACAATAATAAAATGGCAGTAGTAAATCCAAACGAAATGTTCTTCACAGCTTTTGAACCAAAAGTTGCAAATAGATTTATAATGTATGTGGATGGTATACCATCGTATATGATTAAAGAAGTAGGAGAAATTACTTTAGAACAAGGAGAAATCATATTAAATCACATTAATACTTACAGAAAAGTTAAAGGAAAAGCTACTTGGGGTGACCTAAACTTTACATTATATGACCCAATTACACCATCAGGTGCTCAAGCAGTGATGGAGTGGGTTAGATTACATCATGAATCAGTAACTGGTAGAGATGGTTATTCTGATTTCTATAAAAAAGATTTAACAATTAATGTATTAGGACCTGTAGGTGATGTAGTATCTGAATGGATTATAAAAGGAGCATTTATTAAAAATGCAACATTTAAAGGATTTAATTGGGATACTGATGCTGAAGCACAGGATGTTCAATTAACAGTAGGAATGGATTACTGCGTATTAAACTTCTAATAAAATAAATACACATTTTAAAGAATAGCTTGGCTTCGGTCAAGCTTTTTTTTATGTTAGATATGTATACACGAAATTAAGTTATAACTAAATAAAAGATATGAGCGAATCGAAATTTAAATTCCCAACAGAAATAGTTGAATTACCATCTAAAGGATTACTTTATCCTGAAGATAATCCATTATCAAGTGGAAAAGTTGAAATAAAATATATGACAGCTAGAGAAGAAGATATATTAACTAATACTTCTTACATTACTGATGGTTCAGTATTAGATGAATTATTAAAATCCTTAATAGTATCAAAAGATATAAATTTTAATGATTTAATTATAGGTGATAAAAATGCATTATTAATATCAGCTAGAATATTAGGTTATGGTAGTGATTATAAATTTATGTTAAGAGGGGAAGAAGTAGCAGCTGACTTAGGAAAAATAAATAATAAAAAATTAGATGAATCTTTTTTTGAAAAAGGTAAAAATGAATTTAATTATGTATTTCCTAAATCACAAACTAGAATTACTTATAAGTATTTAGATCATAGTGATGAACAAGCAGTAAACAAAGAAATTAAAGGTTTACAAAAAATAAACCCAAAATCAAATCCTCTGATATCAACACGTATTAAAAGAATGATAGTATCAGTTGATGGAAGTGAAGATAAAAAAGAAATTAGAGAATTCGTAGATAATTATTTATTAGCAATGGATTCTAGGGCATTCCGAAACCATATTAGAGATACACAGCCGGACGTAGATTTAACAGTGACAG